CGCTGACGAATGACTAATCCTTAGACATGCCAATTCTGGCAACCCCTTAAAATCACAGGGGCCGAACTTGGCCCCAGACCTGCAATAACCTAGATAGCCGCAATGAAGCGGCACCTAACACGGAGCTTTATCATGAGTTTACAAGATCAAATCGAAAGCCTGGATGAATCAACCCGCGAATTGTTACTCGATAACGTGAGCCACGTAGAACTATGGCCAGATGACCTGTGGCAGGATTATCTAATCGACATGAATGGTGACGATGCGATTTACGTAAAAGTTCCTGGTTCAGGGTTAGATGATATTTTTTTAGGCACGCCAGCTCAGGTACTAGAGAAAAATGATCCCGTCGCCTATCGATGCGGAATGAATGATTTTATCGATGCCGAAATGAAAGCCGAGAAAATCGTCGACATAGAAGGCCGGATTTTCCCAGCCAGTGAAGTCAAAAAGGAATTAGACAGCATCGATACAGATGACTAATCCTTAGACATGCCAAGTACCGCAACCCACCGATATCACTGGTGCCACGGATGGCACACACCCTGCAATAACTTAGATAGCTGCACTGACGCAGCACCTAACACGGAGTTTAGACATGCCGACATCAAACCGAACCATCAAAAAATACCGCTCTATCATGGAGCGGGGCCTATTCGAGGAACGTGAGCTGATCGGATTCCGCAGCCTGATAAATAAGTCTTTGCGTTTGAATTGGGTTATGCGAACAGCCGATGAACGTATCTCAAAACTGGCAGATGACTTTTTCGACATCATGCCAACAGACGGTTACCGCCTAACGCCAGAGCAACAAGCCAAAGGCATTGCATACCTGCGCAGCCTGATCTATCTCGACAACGGCAACCGACGTAATACCAAGTTTGTACGTGAACAGATGCTCGATCATTATTGGGATATTATTGATAACTATTCTCATTTTACTCTGGTCGACCTGGAAAGCCCCGATAACGGTAGCCTGCCGATCTATCGACTTTGGGCAAAAGATGGGCGTTACCTTGATTACGTTGGCGCGTCATGGCAGTACGGCGGCTCCTATTTCGTTGGCTCTGGCCAAAAAACTGGCTGCACCGGCTGCGATAACGGCGTGCCTCATTACGCTTGTATGAGGGGGTAAACCATGCACTTGCCAATTCCTAAATCATATCCCGTGCAACCCCTGGCCGATGGCCAGCCCGCAAAGGACCGCGCTACCTGCGATCACTGCGGACTAAGCTGGGACGATGGCGTATCGACGTCAATCACTCCAACGCCAGCAGGACGTTGCCCGTTTGAAAACTACCACATTTACATCACTGATGAGGACGGATATATCTTATGAACCGCGAACAATTCAAAGCCCAGTACCAGAGAGTTAGACGGATTCAAGCCGATGCAGACCGGAAAGCACAGTCTCTGCCATGCGGCGCAGATGACGCGCTTTATGAGCGAGTCGGATATCTAATAGAGGATATTTGCAAAGAATTTCCGGCCATTGGTGTTGTATTAGATAGCCGCTATGATTCCGATCCCTTAGAAACTCCGTTGCAATGGAGATATAGATAACAAGTCAGCAGGTGCTCTCTGGCCCTGTTAACTCCGTGTTACCCCTGGGGTCCTTAACCGGACCCTGGGGGCTTTTTTTGCGTCTAAGGTGTTTAAGCATTTGACACCTGTTGATCATTCTTTAGACATACATTCTATGTATGCCATGCCAAGCACAATGTGCATTTTATGACACCACATAGTATTATGCGCAAAACGAATAATAAGTGACCCCTTCGGGGTCTGCGCCTCATTTACTCAATAATATCAAAGACTTACAAGCGGATGAGAATGATTCTCACCAAATTTCGTGCCATATTTGTCCCATAAGCCTTAGATTGCGGGACAAACGGCACTTTGGCATGGAATTTGTTATTTGTTCCAATTCTGTAACTCGCCGTTATCATTACCCCTAACAATTGTCTAATCCTTAGACGGGTACATTTTTTGTACCCCGGGTGTTTAAGAAAGCGGAAATACGGCCTTTTTTTTAGGGGGGGGGGTGGGGCAAAGTTGGCACGGATTTTGACTATCACCAACCGAATTATATTTAAAAAAAATGGGTAGTTGACACCGTGGCCTAATTGCATTTAATTGTCTTTGGCAGCGGTGTGGGAAGCTGGGATGAAGCCGGACATAGTTCGCGCCTCTCTCCCTGGAGACACGCATCCAAGATTGACTGGATTTGTATTGGTCTGGCCCTGGTCGGGTGTCAGTCCCCATGGGAGCACCTAACGCAATTGGCCGGAGTCGCGCCCGGCCTGCCACTCTTTCCGCCCTATTTTCAAGCGGTCAACTTTCGTTTCAAGCGGCCAAACTAATTGCATTCCAATCAGCAGTGTGTTACAATGGTCTTGTTGTTGGGGATACCCAGCAGCCCATAGCTGTCGCTTTCCGGTGTAGGGCTCGGGATTAAACATCGCCCGGTGCGAAAAGATTGGCGACGGCTACTAAGCATAACCACAGAGGATAAGAGCTATGGAAATTTGGGTGGATAATGAGAAGGCTTGGCGTTTGGTTCAGGAGTACGCGAAGGAGGGTTTGTCGGATGCTGTGATTGCGAAGAAGTTGTATCGCGATCATGGTTTGGTGAGTATGCGTGGTCGCAAGCCTTATGGTGCTGGTGCTGTGTGGGCTTTGCGTAAAAATGGCAAGCCCAAAAGAAATATTTGCGTATTTGTCCGCCACAAGGGTTCTAAGTCAGAAAAGTCGGCGAAGCCTGCGAAGGCTGACAAGCGTGTTGAGCGTTTATCGGTGGAGTTGGATCTGGCTGGTAAGATTTTAGGCATGGATGTGGATTCCGAGACTAAGTTGGAGTTGATGCGGAAGGTGTTGGGTTGATGAACAAATTGACTCAACCGCAATTGCAAGCAATCGTCTCGATTGGAGTGTTCGGGCACAAGGCAAAAGTCGGGAATACCGTCGCCGGTAATTTGCTTTCTCACGATCTGATCGAATTTGACAACGCCTATCAGGCTTGGTTTTTAACGGACAAAGGCAGAGATTTATTTTGTTACGTGTTTGTTGAACGTGGGATGGACCCATTTGGTGATGGATTGCCGGATTATGTGAAAGATGAAGTGAAAAAAACTTGGGAGAAACATTTTGACTGACACATTGTCAACGATTTGGAGGCACGTCGGGCCTTGACATAATCTGGCCGATTGGCCAATAATAAATCCAAGCGATTCATTGGGGGATGCATGGGCGGGCTTACTTAGGTAGACCCCGGTGGATCGCCTTTTTTTTTGTGGGGCGCGTGATGAGTGGTCCGTATGATCGTTTGTTGGCGAGGTTGATGACTTCGGAGCGGATTGGGATCACGGGTCGCCCTGGTGTGGGCAAGACGACATTATCTCAGCGGTTGTGCCAGGACTTGGCGCTGCCGCTTTTTCATACTGACGATTATATCGGCGAATATTCATTCGGCGAGGCTCCTGACTACATAGCGAAACATTTCGTGGACCGTCCTCGGTGGATACTTGAGGGTGTCCAGGTAGCTCGTTGTTTGAAGCGCGGGCTGTGGCCTGATGTGCTTGTGTGGGTTGATCGGGGATCTTCTCCTGTGGAGTCACGTCATGCTGGCCTGGCTGCTGTTGTTGCGAAGGGTGCGTCGGCTTGGCCTGGACAGGTGATTCGATTTGATTTAGATTCCCTTTAATGAGTCAAGACCTTTCTAAATTTGAGGACGATGGTTTCGTCGGCATGTGGGATCGTCGCAATCCCAAGTCGATATGGAATCGTGTTCCGCCGAAGATGCGCGATGCTATGGATGCGGTGCCTGACAAGGTTCGTTTCCAGGGCGAGGGTTATTTGTATCGCAAGGGCAAGCCGAGCAAGACTGTTCAGGATGCTCGCCAGCGTTTTTGGGAGTTGTTTCGCCTACACGATACGCGTCGCATTTCGATGACTCAGGCTTTTAATAATAACATTGCTGCGTATTACGAGATGTTGCGAAAGCCTCATCGTTTGATGTGGTTTTTGAATCCTCCCCAGGATTTGGTGAGTGGTCAGAAGAGTATGTTGGAGCGGACGATGAGTCTGGTCCGGGATGCTTTGAAGGAAGAGAATTTATACATTACGAAGCGCAAGATAACTCGCGATGCTTATGGCAATGAGGTGATTGACGAGACACGCGAGTTGAACACGAAGGCGATGGCAGAGGTTCGCAAGTTGATGGGCGACATGACGGATCGTGTTCATGGGACAGCGATTCAGCGAGTTGCTCATGCTCATACGGTATCGCCTTTGCAGCAGATGGATGCTGGCGATATTTTGGAGGCTGCTGAGGCAGACGTGGAGACTCCGATGCCTGAGTTGGCTGATCGTTTAAACAACGAGCGTGCTAGTGAAGATGTTTCTATCGAGAAGATTATTGAGGCGGACCTAGGTGATTTGATGGGAGATGAAGATGGCTCTTGAAACGATGAGCGGTGTTACTGAATTGGGTGGTTATCATGTGGTGGTTATGGATGAGCTGCGTGAAAAGCACCCGGATAAATTTAACGAGTCTGGCGCGATGGATTACAAATGGTTCGAGGCGGAAATCCGTCCTCATGCTTTTGTTTACGTTCGCCAGGACAAGAATAGTATTAGTTTTACGATTCAAGACGGCCCTATAAAAGAGAACGGGCTGAACGGATGTCAGGTTGATACGTTGATTCACGCGGCTCGCAAGATGATTGCGGGTTTGAATGAGAAATTTCCCTGTCGTGAAAACGCATGTGCGATCACGAAACTGGATGAGGCAATTCACTGGCTGGATGCTCGCGCACGCGATCGCGAAAAACGTGGTGTTGAAGGGACGAGCAAGGGTTGAGTGAAACCTCGAAAGAGATAATTCGCAAGAACTTGCCTCACTTGTATGGTTTTCCTTGGTATGAGTGGGCGTGGAGGTTTTTTAATTCCACGAATCGCATGAATTTGCTTGTTGCCGGGAACCAGTTATCAAAATCCTCCACGCAGATTCGCAAGGCGATCGACTGGTGTACGAATACTAAGAAGTGGCCTAAGTTGTGGCCGAAAAATCCTGTTCCTCGCAATATGTGGTATTTGTATCCCGACAGTAAGGTTGCGACGATCGAGGTAGAAACCAAGTGGATACCAGAATTTTTGCCACGCGGTCCGTTTAAGGATCATCCTGTTTTTGGTTGGAAGGTTGTTTACGAGAAAAAGCGCGTTGAGAAGATTGTTTGGAACAACGGCGTGCAGCTTCACTTCAAGACCTACATGCAGAACCCTTCGTCGCTCCAGTCGAGCACGGTTCACGCGATTTTTTGCGACGAGGAATTGCCCCAGAGCATTTATGACGAACTTCAGTTTCGCCTAGCGGCCACGGATGGCTACTTCCACATGGTTTTTACGGCCACGCTTGGCCAGGAGATGTGGTGGCGTGCCATGGAGGGCACGGGCGACCAGGAAAAGTTCGCACATGCGTTCAAGCAGCAGGTTTCGATGTACGACTGCATGAAATACATGGACGGTCGGCCCGGTGCGTTCACGAAAGAGCGTATTTCCAAGATTATCAAGACGTGCAAGTCGGATAATGAGGTAAAAAAGCGGGTATATGGTCGTTTCGTGTCGGATACGGGTTTGAAATACCCTGCATTCGACCCCAGTCGTCATTTTGTGGACCCATTTCCGATTGTACCTGGCGATTGGCATCTTTATGGCGGTGTGGACCCTGGAACGGGCGGTGGAACGGGTCATCCTGCGGCTATGGGTATTATTGCGGTTCGTCCCGACTATCGCAGGGCCTACGTGTGTAGGGGCAAGCGAATGGACGGTGAGGATACGACGTCGAGCGACATTTTGGAGGAATTTAAGGATATGCGGGGCTCGTGGACGCTGAGAAATCAGTTATACGACCAAGCTAGCCGTGATTTCCATATTATTGCCAGTCGTGCGGGCGAATCGTTTTCCAAAAGCGAGAAAAGCCATGAATTGGGCGAAGATATTATCAATACGTTGTTTAAGAACGACATGCTTTTTATTTTCGACACGTCTGACCTGCGAAAGTTGGGTCAGGAGTTGGTGACGTTAAAGGTGGATACGGTGAAGCGTCGTGCGGCGGATGATTTTATTGACGGCGCGATTCGTTATACTTGCACGAGTATTCCGTGGGACTGGTCGGTTTTGTCTGGCGATCCTACGGACGAGGAGATTGAGGAGTCGCGGCGTGTCCGTCCGATGACCGAGGAGGAATATGATGAGTGGGTCGACGAGCAAAGGCGTGGAACCGTTGATGCTGAAAGGCGACAGCGAAAAGACGGAGACTGGGAAAGCTGGGATTCCGAGATCAAGTTCTGGAACGGGCAGTATGGAAGTTGACGCTCCTGGTTTATGCGCTATCATTAAAGCATGTCACAAAGCTGGTGTTACTTGCTTGAAATTTGGCGATGTCGAGGTTAACTTTGGCTCAGACCATATTGTTAACAATGTTTCACGGGAAACACCGGCTCGCCACGTAGAGCCAGTTCTTCAGTCTGGTCAGGTTTCCATGGAATTGAGCGCCGATCAAAAGGCGATCATGGAGGAAGCCGAGAACACCGAACTCATGATTAGCAATCCCGAGCGCTGGGAAGAATCAGAGATCGACCGTCTAGTATACAGGGATAGGGCACTAGATGAACATAGGCGAGTTGAATGAACTCTACCAAAAATCTGAGCAGGTCGACCGGTCGACGTTTGCTGAGATGCGATCGAACATTCTTCTCGTCGCAGGCGACCACTACCAAAAACGCGCCGACAAATATTTTAGCCAAATCCGCGACAACCGCGATCTTTCCGACTACCAAAAACTTCGCCTCACAAAAAACCACACACAAAAAGTAACTCGCCACTACGAAACACACATCTTGGAATACGCATCTGGCGTATCGGTGAATCCGCAACGCGAATCGGAACTACAAGATCAAAAAAGCGCGGAGCTGAACAACTCGGTTTGGCAAGACGGGCGCGATCGCTGGCGCATTCACGACAAGCAACGCGAGTGGGTAGCTGATTTCGTCAGGACTGGCGAGGTTGCTGTTCTCATTCGTTGGAATAACGATATCGGTGAGATTGTCGGCTACGATCCGATGCTAGACGAAAACGGCGAGATGATACTCGACGAGTTTGGCGAGCCTGTTGCTGACGAGGACAGTCCTGTTTTTCAGGGCGGCATGGAATTTGAGCGCCTGTTTGCGTTTAACCTGCTGCGTTGTTCGAGCGCGAAGAACATGCGCGAGAGTCCGTACCTGATTTACCGACACCTCATGCCGATGAAACAGGCCAAGTCGATGTGGCGAGGCGACCCGGAAAAACAGAAACTTCTCGTCGAAGGCGATAGCAGTGGCGAAGAGTTTGTAATTTTTGATGCGTCGAAAGGTGGCTATGATAAGGCTAGTGAGCAAGTTCTTCTCAAAGAATATTTTTTCAAGCCGTCGCCGGAATATCCGAGAGGTCGACACGTCATCACGACGAGCGCAGGAATACTTGAAGAGGATGACCTCCCGTTCGGTATATGGCCCATTATATGGCAGGGTTTTGACGAACATGCGACGGCAGCAAGAGCAACGTCTGTAGTAAAGCAGGCACGTCCTTACCAGGCCGAAATAAATAGGGCGTCATCCTCTTTAGCGATGCACCAGGTATCGATCGGTCACGATAAGGTTCTCTACCAAGCGGGAACCAAGATTGCGCCGGGCGCTCTCTTGCCTGGCGTGCGCGGAATTAGTTACCAGGGTGCTGCCCCTCAAATTCTCCCTGGCCGTGACGGCTCTCAATTTGCTGGTTATATCGAGCAGCAAGTTCAGGAAATGTACAACATTACTGACGTGATGGAGCTTGGGGCGGAAAAAGATTCCCAGTTTGATCCTTTAGCTTTGCTCTATCGTTCCGGTAAGCAGAGGCAGCGGTTCTTTTATTACACGCAGAAGTTCGAGCGTTTCATGGTCGACGTGTGCGAGACATTCCTGAAGTTAGCGAAAGAGTATTACCCGGACGACATGGCCATCGTCGCTGTAGGTAAGAATGAGATGGTCAACATGGAAGAATTTCGCACGACCGATCCTCTTTCTCACCGGGTAACGGTAGATCCTCAAGACAATACGCTCGAAACGAAGTTCGGTCGACAGGTGTCGATGATGCACATGATGCAATATGCTGGCAATAGCATGGAGCGTAACGACATCGGGATGCTGGCGCGTAACATGCCGTTTGCGAATAGCGAAGAGATGTTTAAAGACTTCACGCTCGACTACGATAGCGCGAAAAATATGATGCTCGCGCTCGAGCGCGGCGAGATGCCTGATATCGACGAGAACGACGAGCCGACGTATATGATCAAAAAGTTGTCGAATCGTATGCGTCAGGCTGATTTTAAATTCTTGCCAATGCAGGTCCAGCAAGCCTACATGCAGACCCGTCAGGTTTATCATCAAATTCAGGCCCAGCAGATGGCTGCGGCACAACAAGCTAAAAACGAATTCATACCTCAAGACGGTCCTATGGTTGCGTGTGACTTTTATGTCGAGTCGGACGATCCAGAAAAAGCGCCGAAGCGTGCGCGGCTACCGCAGAACGCTCTCAACTGGTTGGCCAAGCAGCTTGATTTCCAAGCTGGCGGCCTAGACAAGTTGGAGCAGATGAACGGTGGCGACATGGGACAGATTTCTCAGCTACTAGCGCAACAGGCAGGCCCGCCTGGAGCGCAGATGCAACAGGCACCGGCAGGCCCGCCGATGCCAGGACCGGCACCGGCAGGCCCGCCAGTGCCCATGGGAGGTATGTAGATGTCAGATGAATTACTCGAACAGCCGGACAGCGAAATCGAGGACAAGGAAGTTGAAGAAGTAGTAGAAGAATCGCCGGACAGCGATGTTCTACCAGAGGAGCGGGAAACGGAAGAGGAGGCAAGCCCTTCCGAGATCGATGACTCTGACGGTGATGATGCCGGTGAAGTCGAGGCAAATGACGAGCCGGATTATGAGCCGAATTTTACCTATCGGGTAAAAGACGATGAGTTCGAGATGCCTGATCGCATCAAAGAGCTGATCAAAAACCCAGAGGACGAGGAATACTTTCGTGGTTTGTTGACCGCAGCAGATGGCGTTTCGGCGCTAGTTGAGGATCGACAAGTTTTGCGTGAGGACAACACCCGTCTTATGCAGGTTGAATCAACTCGGCAAAAAGCTGTTGAGGATCTCATATCGTTCGTCAAACAAGATGATCTCAAGCCCTTCATGGATACTTGGAACATCACGGACGAACAGCTAGCTCGCTACATGCAAAAGCGTTTGGCTCTACACGATATGGACCCCGCACAGCGTGCCGAATATGAACGTAACGAGCAGGCAAGGATGCAAGCCTTTGCCATGCAAAATCAGAATCAGACGCTTCAATCGCAAAACCAGCAATTGCAAGCACAGCAGTTAGAGTTTCAGATGAATCAAGCACTAACCAGCCCTGAGATTTCTGATTTTGTGCAGAATTACGATTCGCAAAAAGGTGCTGGCGCTTTCAGAAATGAAGTCGTCGCACTGGGTGATTACTATTTCAGATCAGGTCGCGGCGTAGTGCCTCCAGAGCAACTAGCTCGCGAAGTGGCGAATAAATGGTATGGCCCTGCGGCTCAACCCGCTCCAAGACAAGGTGCTGAAACTGATCGCGGTGAAAGTAGACGACCCAGGGTTGTGGAACGTCAACAAAAGCCGACTATGCGAAAGGTTCGCAGCAGCGGCGCATCGCCAGTTAAATCTTCTCCGAAAAATTTTGCTGATTTGCAAAAAATTCGTGAGCAGAAGTATGGCAACTAACTAAAAGGAGCGAGTTATGGCTACGGGAACTCGTCGTAATTTTCAGGATCTTCTGAACGAATATACTCCGAACAAGATGCTCAGAGAGGAGCTGATTAGCCGGGATTACATTCTCCAGAACGTCCAGAAAGACGACTCATGGAAGGGCGGTAAATTAATCGTCCCATTCAAAGGCAGTGGAGCATCGTCGGTAAGTTTTAACAAGCTGACGCCAACGTCTAAGATCAATCAGAGCAAATACGTACGGGGGTCCATCGACGACTACCGCGAGGTGTGGGCTAGTTTGATTTTCAATCAGCGCGACCTTCAAGAGCACGGTGGCAAAATTCCTGAGTCCACATTTCTGAACATCCTACCGGGTGAGCTGGAGCAAATGATGGACTACATGAAGGAAGTGGCATCTGTTCAGCTTGGTACTGGACCTCACTTTGGCGTGTTGACCGCAGATGGCGACACGAACGGTGTGGGTGTGGGTGACGTTGATAAGATCGATCGTTTCCAGATCAATCAGCGACTTTTCTTGCTCGATGATGACTCAGCGGAGATCGAGCTTTATGTCACCGATATCGACATTGAAGAGGAACAGGTTACTTTCTCTGCGACGATGGGCGGCGCTCCGGTATCGATTGCGGCCTACACGACGGCAAACAATGCGAAGTTCTACCACCCAGGTATTCACGACGGCAGTGGGAACTTCAACACGTTTACGTCTTTCCGCAATGCGCTTTTGAGCGAGGCACGAGGCGGATCAGCAAAATTGCATGGCGTGACGAAAACCAAGTACCCGATCCTGCAAGCTACGAATATCGATGGGAGCGGTATAACGGCTACGAACATTCTCGATGCGATGTTTGATGCGTTTACGGAAGTTCGTCGACGCGGCAAGGGTCGTGCAACCGAGTACCTGATGAGTCTCAAGAACTACGGTTCTGTGATGAAGCAGCTTGAATTGCAAAAGGGTGCTTTCCGTGTTGTTGAAGATCCTAAAGAGTCTCTGTTCGGCTGGATGGAGATGAAGATCGCCAACGTGACCGGTCAGGTCGTAAAAATTGTTGGTATTTTGGAGTGGGATGACGACACGATCGCCCTGGTTGATTGGCGTGGCATCACATTCCGCTCGAACGGATTTTTCAAAAAGCGCGTATCGCCTGACGGTCGCGAGTATTTTGAAATTCGTGGAGAAGACGGCTATCAATACGTGTGTGATATGTGCCTGTTCGGCGAGCAAGAATTTGCTCTACCTGGGCATTCTGCGATCATACACTCAATCAGTTATTAAGGGAGGTTGATCATGGCTGCTTTAACGACGCAGGCAGAAGTCGATAATTTGCGTAACTATTATTTCGTACTGGAAGACGGTACGGACTGGCCGACAAATACTTTGTCGTCAGCCTTGGCACAAGGATATAAGGCTCGAATTGCATCGATGAGCCAAAAGCTACAAGACGATCTTGTCGACTTGTTAGACACGGCGGATACAGCGATTTAAATCGCGGGGGGCTTCGGCCCCCCTTTTTTCCACTTCTAAGGAGTACCAAGGATGGGGACTTCGACACGCGAGGCCACGCAGGGCCTGCAAACGCAACAAGATGAGTTAATCAAACAATTCCATGTTTATGACGCACAAGATCGTCTGGAAACTGTTTATACAGCAAGCTATCGCGCAACAACCGGAACGCCATGTACTCGTGTAGACTATACCTACGTAAACGCATCAACCACCCGTGTTGAAAAGATGCGGGAATCCGTGGATGTGTGGGACGCATCCTACGACATTTAGGGGCGGTAAATGAAATCACAGCACCACAGACATCTGATTCACAACCAGAATCAACACCCCTACAAACATAATCTAGCTGAGTTTTCCTACGTAAACCCAGCTTTGCCAGAAATTACGAACGTCGAGCAGGCCATTAATTGGTTCGCAGCGGTGCTATACCCGCAAACGCAAGCCTCGGTGGCTACGGTGGGCGACCTTCCGGCAGGCGGAAATACGATCAATGATTACCGCGTCGTTCTTGACGACGGCGACGGCAAGGCAGCATCATATCGGTGGGAGCAACGTGAAGGCGATGTAGCTCCTCAGTGGTATAAAATATACGACATGGACTGGGGGGAAGAGTCAGTCCTATCGAACTTCCTCCTGAAGACGCAGGACGTGTATGCTTACAAGTACGGAATTGATGACCTTGATGAAACAGGCACTCCGTATGCAGGAGACTTGGCTGGTCAGCGGATTTATGGCGGTGAGTCTGCTGGCTCTCATCTTCTTCTTTACGCAAACTCAGGAGATGGGACTGGACCCAACACGGGATATGTTCAATTCGGTGATGACGTTCGGCCTCTTGTTGATAGCACTTATACTCTTGGTACTGATACTTACCGTTTTTTAAATTTCTACACGGACGAAGCAAATGTTTCGACGATGCAGATCACGGGGGGCTCGATCACCGATACCTCCGGTGCGATCGACTTTGACGACGAGAATCTTAGCACTGATGGTACTATTAGCAGCGGTACTCTACTGCTCGCGGGTGGCTCTATAACCGATGCCTCAGGCACGATTGATTTTGACGATGAAAACCTTACCACTACGGGCGTGGTCACCGCTAACAGTGTCACTGCTACTGGGGCTGCTAGTTCTTTTGCTAGTGGTACTACTGTCGGTAATCTTACGTTGGCGAACGGCTCCATTACGGACAGTAGTGGAGCCATATCATTTGGCGACGAAAACCTATCCACAACAGGCAGCGGTACGTTCGGCCTGCTCACGGTCGATAACCTACAGCTCGACGGCAACACGTTCAGCTCGACGGCAGGTGATATCAATGTCGTGCCAACGGGCGACCTGAACGTCACCGGAAATACATTCCTGACGGGCAACCTGGACCTGAGTGGCACGGTTACCATCGGCCCGACTGACAACGTGGTAGTTGATCAAAACGGCTTGACGGCGACGGCAGGATTTGACCTCGCTACCACGGCTGGCGGCTTATCGCTGACCCCGTTCAACCTAGAAGTGGATGTCGCAGCCAACCTCGACCCAACCGTAGATAATACCTATGACCTGGGCGAGTCGTCATTAAGATGGCAAGACCTCTACTTATCGGGTGGTATTTCTGACGGTAGTGTGGAGATTTTAATCGCTGACCTGCTGGCTTTCCGCGATGCTGTGACGGGCGCGAATGCTGGCGACGTTCTTTTCTACGATCTAGCCACATCTCGCTACCTTCCGAGCGCACCTGACACGGAGATAGATCATGGCGTCATATCTGGACTTTTGGACGACGACCATACTCAATATGCACTCTTGGCTGGTCGTTCCGGTGGTCAGTCTCTTGTCGGTGGCAGTGCTGCTGGGGACGATCTTAATCTTGATAGCACAAGCGATGGCACAAAGGGGACGATTAATTTCCTCTCTTCTCTTGCACCGGGCAGCGATAATGCTCTGGATATCGGCAGTGGCTCTTTCCGCGTCCGTGATCTTTATATGGGTGGCCAGGGTGTAGGTTTTCGGTTTGAGAACCTGGGGGCTTTGCCTGCGGCTGGTAGCAACGGTCGTGCGGTTTGGCTGAACTCCACTACGCTTTACATCGATGACGGTTCTGAGTGGCAGGAACTCAGCAGCGACAAATTCGTGTTTGACCATGCAGGATTTTGGGACGGAACGGAAACGACGTTTACCTACACTCAGGCGAATTCTGGTATCGAGGATCAGATTTCTGATTGCTCGCGAGCTGTTTGGCAGTTTTTGGATAACACGAACGGATTTCGCGAAGTAAACGGAGCGGTGATTACAAAAACATCAACGTCGGTAACAGTATCATTCACGGTGCCTGTGGCCGCAGGAACTTACAGATTGGTGGGAGTAGGGTGATGTATCGTATACTAATAGCGACGCTTATCTTCTGTGGAATACACAGTTCACAGTCCTGGGCCGATATACAGGTCCAGGGCTACCTCAACAAAGCAGCTCTTGAAAACCTAGCGGCAGACCCTACGTGCGCACCATCGTCTACGTGTCCAGACGGTCGCATCTACTGGAATACGACAGCCGGAGAGCCCAGGATGTGGGACGGCTCTACTTGGCAGGAAATACCAATCGGTGCGAGCACAGTACCTGATCCGCTATTATTGAGTTCAGGTTCGGAAGCATCTCCAACGTACAGTTTCACGGGATCGTCTAGTGACGATGGTATGTGGTTGTCTGGCAGCTCGCTTCGTTTTTCCACATCCGGCACGGAAGCGTTTGTCATTGGCTCGACGGTTAACAGGAGTGTTAACACATTTGAAACCGCTGATGGCGATACGACAAACGTAGGATATGGATGGGTTGGGGATGAAAACACTGGGTTCTATCGGTTTGGTGAGGGTGATGTAGCATTCGTTTCAAACTCAAATGTCAAATGGACGTCTACTGATACAGGTGCAGACCTGTCAATTAATACCGATGTGGACGGGGCTAATGGTGTTGAGATTCAATTCTACAATGAATCAAACGCCAGCATATACGCTGAGTCCGACCAGGTATTTTTCAGGGCAGATAACGATAACGATAGTGCATCGGCTCAGGACTTTATTTTCCAAGGTGATTCTGGAACTGCATTTGGTCAAATAAGCAGCGATCTTTCAGCGTTTTATATCAACACTGGTGGTTCAGAGACTATGTGTACGTCAACATCCGGTGCTGGTTACAAGACTTTGCGACTCTGTCCTTCATCGCAGCGCTACAAAGAAAACATTTCGGATGTGACAAACGATGACTTGGACAAACTTTATCAACTTCGTCCTGTTGAGTTTGACTGGAAGGAAGAAATTGGTGCTCGCGCAGGAAACAAGCGAAACTACGGTTTCATAGCAGAAGAGGCTGCTTTGGTGTTGCCTAAATTGGTAAATTATTCTGACGATAGTATGACTCAGATTGAAGGTTTTCGTTACCGACATCTGACGGCATTGCTGGTTGGAGAAATAAAAAGGCTCAAAGCCCGCATCGAAGCCTTGGAGGCAGCGCAACCGTAATGGCTCAACAGCGCATACAAGATTTTTCTGGTGGTGAAACGGATCGTTTTCGTGACGGACCTCCGAACTCTTACGTGCTGGCGCGTAATATGTACGTCAACACTCGCAGAAAACTTGAGTCGCGACCGGGATATAATGCTTTTTCGTTTCTCATTGGCGGGGCATCTCCTTTTGGCACGCAAGACGTAGAGATGTTATGGCATCATTTTACGCAACAGGGATCGAGTGACCGTGAGTATTTTTCTTTTATAGCTAGCAACAGGGCTGCGAAATCAGCTCCTGACGATTCTGGCGCTTGGTCTAACATACAGGCGGCTGGTGCTGGTCCTGGTGACTTCACATTTCTTGATATCAATAGACAAGAATATCAATGGAACTACATCAGGATTTCCGATTCTGAATTCTTGGTCACGCAAAATTTTGGTTATCCTATCAAGTTTTACCGCACCGGTTCTACGACATGGACCGCTGTATCGCTTGGCCTTCCTCAGTACAACGGATCAAACACATTTCCTAGTCCTGTTCTTGACGGCGCGGCCAATGGAAACTACGTCTGGGCGCTTGTTTTAAAGCACACGTATACGGTTTTTGATCCGTCAGGAATTTCGATAACAAAAACTGTGCGAGGAGCGCCGTTTTTTTCTCGTGCTTACGCAAACGTCAGGGGTCCAAGTGGCGCTGATCCTGCGACGATAAATCTGGCAGACATTTTTACGTCGGCCACTCTAACGGACAACAGGTTCCTGAACAGCATCCCTAGCCGGGACCTATTTCATCCCGACACGGTGTGGGAGGTTTACCGTACCAAGGATGACGGTGGCATCTTTTATTACGTTGGTGAAGAGACTGCCGATGGAACCAACTTTATCGATGACCAGGAAGACTCTGATATTGAATCCAACGAGATTTTGTATACGACAGGTGGCGTAGAGCCGAATGAGATGACGCAATCGAGTGTTTTTGCGGGAACCGTTGCTAACGACACGCTTTGGTTGGCAAGTAGTGGTCGCGTCTGGCAGAGCAAGGTTGGTATTTACGATGCCGTCCCTGGGTCTTTTGTTTTCGACGTGAGGGAAGGTGAGACAATCACGTCTTTGCAGACTATAGACATTTACCCAATCGTATTTACAAATTTAGGCGTGTATCGAATCGAGGGAATTGTCGATGATCTTGGCAACGGCACGCATCGCGTGCGTACTGTTTCTGGCGCAGAGACTAAAGGCGCACTAAGTCACAAGACAACGGTGAAAGCCAACAACTCGATTTTCTACTGGGGCTATGACGGCGTATACGAAACGAACGGGTATACGGCTAAAAAAGTATCCTCCCATTACGAGGAGTTTTACAAAGAAATATTTGAAACAGTGGCTCTGAATGATAGTGATCAAGATACACCAGCCTACAAGTTGGCTCATGGTTGCTGGGAAAGAACGTCTGACCGTATACACTGGTTTTACCCTGCTCCCGGTGAGAAAAAGCTAACCAAGACTTTTACGATCGACACGGAGTATGCCAACCCTGAGGGCGGTTATTGCAAAACGTCTGGCGACGTACCTTACAACGTAAGTGCTTGCGCTAGCCCTGACGACAACATCCATATATCTACGAGCAATGGGCAGGTTCTGCGTCAGTATCCTGGGAGGACTCTCGACTTAGACCCAGGATCAAACACTAGTAGCTCGGTGGAAGGCCCAGCGATCGAGTGGGATTACATCAGTTGTTCGATGTCGTTTGGTTCTGATTTTATTCGCAAATGGTTTACCCGCTTGCTGTTTAACTTCACGAATTTGACTAGGCTCACGTTTTCGATATTTTCCGACACCGACGAATCGAATGACTATCGTGCCCACAATCCTATCGTTAGAAAAGAAACGAGCAGAGGTTTTCATTACTTTAAGCGTGGTTTCCCTAAGGGTCGTTTGCGTGGCGCTTACAAGCAGATACGTGCTACGAATTCCGTTCCTCTTCCGATCTACGAATCTGACAATCTCGGCGGAATTACGATAGCTGGCGACATGGTAAGCCTCGACGCTGGAACATGGCCGATTGATATCCACGGTGGCGGTAGCTATTTCCTTAACCTCGACGCTGGCACCTATCAAATAAGAAGCATTTCGAGCGATAGCAGCCCTTTTGCTCCTACGTCATCTTTCTTGCTAGAGACTGGATCGGGCGCTCCCGGTGGACCGCAAACGGATTGGTTTATATCGGCGGTTCCCAACGACGAGGCGGTAGAGCTAAACAGCTACTCGATTGACTTTATCTCCTCTGGCGAGGGTCACACGCAGTCAGGCGTGGAGGGGGTAGCTAATGACTGAGCCTAAAGTCGAGTTTGATCTGAACTCGATGAAAACAGAAAACATCGAGTTGATGAAAATCCTCGATGATCTTAGACGCTGGCACGAGTATCGAGAAGATCGCAACACCCCTGCCATGCAGACGTTCGAGGGCGAGTTGTCAGGAGTTTCTGAAGTAAGGCTATACGTTCCTGGTAAGATATATGGGTACTCAGGCATGAGCACCACAACTGGAGACTATTGGGTGCCGATGACGTACTCGGCTGGGGTGCAATTCAATGTTTGTTTCTTTGGGCTCGAAACCGATAACGATGAAGGTAATTTCGTCAAGGTTAGGCTCAGCAGTACATCAGCTAATGATTCTAAAAAGTACCGGGTAACTCTCTTTTATTTGGGGGCCACCGATGGCAACTAACAAGCAATATTGGACGGCTCAGCAGATCATCGACCGTGTGAAGGACGAACTCGATCTCCAAGAGGAATCGTTCATCGACGACGTGGAGATGGTCCGTTACTGCAACGCTGCTATCGACCGTGCCGAGCAGCAGATTGTAGGTATTCACAAAGACTATTTCCTGACGAGTGCTGTTTTGTCATTGGTGTCGGGAACCCGCGAGTATGCTTTGCCTGTGAATATGTACGGCCACAAGATCAGGCGCATAATCTACGAAAACGGCAGCCAGGTATATAATCTCAGGCGGATTCAGGATTGGAAGAAATTCGAGATCAAGGCGATCGAGGACGTAAACGGTACGTCGACGCTTTATCGATATTTTCTGGTCAACGATGCCCCCGGCGAGCCTCGTATTCACATGGTTCCCGTTCCTGACGAGACTGGCGATTTTGTAAAAGTCTGGTACATCAGGCAGGCCAACCGTTTCGACGATTCCTATACGGGAGATATACCGAACCGTGTGCTGGATACCCCGCTCGACGATCCGACAAACATCTTAGACATCCCAGAGGCTTTCAATTACATCGTAGAATTTGTCAAGATGAAGTGCGATATTAAAGAAAAGCGCAACATGGGTCAGATACAGAGCGGTGACTACCCGGAGGTCATGATGGAGTTCAAAGAATTCATCGGCGTCTTACAAGAGGTAGTGCCCGACACGGAGAACATGATCGAACTCGATCTATCTAGCTATGAGGAGCACAGCTAATGGGATGGTCAGTAAGCGATACTGGTAAATACTTCGGTGATCGCAACCCGTTTAGAAAAGACAAAGGCATGTCTGGCGCTGTTCAAGATATGGGCTCGAAATACGCAAATACTCTTTCTGATCTTGCTCCTCAGTCCCAAGGATTTGAACCCCAACTCATGGGGCCTGCGAGCAGTTATCACAACACCGACTACTTATCGCAGCTTCGCGGTATGGCTTCGGATCGTGGTCGCGATGCTTGGTCATGGAGTCAAAACAACTTAGCGCAGAGCCAGGCGGATCAGGCGCAGCAGTCGCTTGCAAACCAGGGGGCCAGCAGCCTTGCTACTAACCAGGGCAACCTGGCTATGCGGGGCGGCCTGACGAGCGGCGCAGCCGAGCGTATGGGTAACCGCAACATGCAACAGCAGTTGATGGGGCAGCAGGGCATTAGTCGTCAGCTTTCAGATCAGAGAATGGCAATTTCTGGTGCTGCCGATCAGCGTCAGCGAGCTTTGCTCGGCCAACTGGGTCAGGCGGAAATGGGCGCTGCGAAATTTGGTGCCGGGATCGATCAGTGGAACGCTGGTCAGCAGAATCAGGCCGCGAGGAACGAGATTCTGGCAGGCGCTATCGGTAATCAAAACGTAAGCCCAAGTCAGGGAGGGCTTTTAAGCACACTTTTAAATCCACTGGGTCAATTGACCGATGGTTTGATTTAAGGAGGACATATGGCGTGGTGGTATATCCCAGCGGCATTGGCAGCGGCGGGGGCTCTAAAAGGCTCAAAGGATGCCAAGACGGCCCAAGGTGAGGCGGTCGACCGGCGCAACCTATACGCTGCTATGGCTAGGGCAAATCTAGGCTCTCAGATCCCAGGCGGGGGCTTTGTGGGGACACCTGCTAGCCAGGGCGAGGGTATGCTCGCAGGCGGCGTTGGCGGATTCACGTCTGGTCTGGGCATAACGAAAATGGCCCAGGGCTTGGGTATGGGCGGCGAGGATGCTGCTGCGCCTGCTGCTGCGCCTGATGCTGATCCCTATGCTGCCGCGAGGGCATTACCAGCGCCTCAGGGTTACAGCCAAATGCAGCCAGCAGTAAAAAATCCATATGCCGGATTTTTGGTGGAGGAGTAGGGTTATGGGATTATTAGACCCGTTCGATGGATTGAGAAAATCCATGTCTGCCAAGCCGCTACGGCGAGCCGAGCCAGAGCCAGATCCAGCCAGTGCCGAATCAATCGCTGAGGCGGTCGTATCGGCGACGGCTCCAGCTCCATTGCCGGAATATGAAAAGGAAACCAAAGACAGGTCTAAGGAAAAGACTGAAACATCCAGTAAGACACGCGACTACAAGGCGCTAAGCGAGCCCACACAAAGTCTGCTCGAAGAACGATGGCTGCAAGAGCCAACATCTCAGATGCAAATCAAGTCGCTGATGAACCTGCGCGAGAAGATAAACAATTTCGTTTCCGACCCGCTCAACACCGACACGTCTGCTCTCTTGCAATTCGGCGATCTGATGACTCGAGGGAAGTTTAATCTCAGCGAAAGATTCAGCCCGGCCATGGGAGCGGCTGAGCGCGTAAAACTCATTAACGACATGGAAAAGGTTTATCAGAACTCTGTGGCTGACGTTCAGAAATCCAAGAACGATTGGGTTAAGACGCAGACCAAAGGGTTCACCGAGCAGCAGAACAAGCAGGTAAATCAGTTGATGAATGAGACTGGCCAGATTTGGAGAGATGTATCGGCCTCGACAAAAGGCAAGAATCTCAATTCCACCGAGCTAGACAAGGCATCCGGTTTCGACGAAGCCTACAGTTTGCTCAGGCAGCTTGAAGATGCTTATTATCGTACTTATGAGGATGGGGTTTGGAATCCTAGCAAAATGGCCAACTACGGGCAGATGAGTACGTTTGTTGCTCAAAAAATCGGTAAAGCCCTAGAGGGTAAAATGACCGATGAGGACTTTAAGCGTATCAGAGGCTTGCTACCGGGATGGACTCAAGCCGCAGGTCTTGGTCAAGCGAAGGTCCAATTTGAGCAGCTATATCAACTGATCGATAGTCAGAAAGATATATATATCGATATGCTTGAGCAGTACGGGCGATACGTTCCAAAAAATCCTGGGCTCCCTGTATACGGCGGACCTGATGTGGGTCCTGTACCCTACACCCACTTTAAAGGTAGGGGTAAAACGACTACCAAGTCGAGCAAGACGACGAAAAAGAACGCAGCAGCGCCAAATCAAGATGCGAAAGAGGTAGTGAACTTTATGACTGGGGGAAGCCAGTCGAAAGAGAACAAGTAGGATGGCTGAAACACTTTTAGAAAATATTGATACCAGCAAGGTTGTAGACGCCGAAATAAACCAAGATCAGGTTTCTGTTCTTGCAGATCACTGGCAGCAAAATTGGTCGTCATACAGTGAAGACCAGAAAACAGATATTTTTGAATTCATGTCCAAGCGAAATCATAAGATGACGCCAGAGGCTAAAGGATCTTGGACTGAGTTTATTGTGGGCACTCCTAAGGAATCGGTAGGTCCATCAGGCGGATATTCCAACAAGATAGAAGATGCCACAATGGCTTTTAAAAAACTGAAATACCCGCCTACAGAAAAAGCTCTTGAGGCTAAAGGCAGGGCTTATGCTGAGGAGTTTATAAAAGATCCTGATCAGTATTTGCAATTTATCAAGAACGAAAACCCGGACATTATCCCCGAATCGCTTCATTGGCGAAACAACCGTTTGTACGGTAGGCGTGAAGGCGAGGACTTTCAAAGAGTTCTCGATCCTGACGAAACGAATACAACACTTTCCGAGTTTGTTCGCGATATTGGTGATGAGGGATACAAGATAGCTGAAACCCTCGGCCCGATGATAGCGGCTCGTTATGGAGGCCCGGTTGGCGCGGGCGCGGCAGCTTACGGACTTGAGGCCGGTCGTCAGCATTATGAGGGAACAGATGATGATATGTCTAAGATCATGAATGCCTTGTTAGGAGGGTTTACAGCCTTAAGTCCTGGCGCTTTAAGAAGTATGAAAAAATTCGGTCAAGCCGCGAGAGATAAGCCCAGACAATTTGGCAAGCAGATCGCTAATATTTATGGCCAAACAAAAGCTGGGCCTGTTGGCGGTGCGGCTGCGTCTTCCGCATTTGATGTTGTTGTTGATGCGGCAAAGGCAGCGAGAGCCGGTAAAGAGGCTGGCCGTGGTGTAGGTAAAAAGGCTACGAGTGTGCTTAGCGAGGAGGACCTTGCTAAGCAAGAGTTGAAAAATCTAAGCTCCCAAATGCGTAACAGGTCTCCCTACAACGACAGCCCTGTAAATCCAAAACCACCAGAGGCTGAATTCGGGACTTGGACGAAACCAAGGCAAGGGGTTTTGCAAAGCCCTTCGTCAAGCGACTCCCCTTGGATGGTTTTGATGCCAGCAGCCCATTGGACTCGATCTAATTTATCGGATGAAGACAGAAGACCGGCAGGTTCATCAGTATCACCACGTATGAGGTAAATCATGTACGAAAAAAGCTACGGCAAGGGAATGTCAAAAGGCAGTGACGACGGCTATGTCGTTCCGGGTTCGCCTGATTCACGGCGCAAACGGGCGTATTCTGGGGATATGTACGACGAGATGTCGTATGGCTATGGGAAAAAAGTGAGTACGAAAAAAAACAAGACTGGCACGGCTGGGCTGAATAGCGGAATCCAGGGCGACGGTGGTGGGAACGTGACTAAAGACGCTAGCACGTATGGCCAGAGAAAATCGTATCGATCCGACTACGGCGGCGCTGCTGGTAAGACCAGCAAGGGCAAGCCTGAGCAGCACAAGGTAAAGAGACACCGCACCAAGAGGTAGGTCATGAACCCATACGAAGCCATGATGGCACAGCAGCAGCAGCCTATGATGATGCCGCAAAACCCGCATCAGGTAGAACCTTACACGTTCACGCAGGGGCCTGGCGATAGGTTCCCGCGCACGCAGGCCCTGGGGTCTATGCAGGACGTTGAGATGATTCAGCGGCAGCTCGACGAGGCCAAGATCCAGGCCGACCTGCAAAAAGACCTGGCAAGCTACGAGAGCAAGATGGTGTCTTTAGCGAAGAACGACATGCAAGACTACATGCAGATGCTTAAAGGTGGGGTGGCTTAATGCCGGATATGAACGACCGGATAAATCCGTATGGCAAGATGATTCAGCAGTACGACCCGTCGTACGAGATACCGGAAATGGTGAGGGCTAAGGAGTCACTACAATTTAACCCTGGTGCTCCAGATCTTCTCGATGACCCAGGGATGTGGCTACAGCAACAGCTATATGGCGGTGGAGCCCCTTGGTATCAGCGTGCATGGGATCAGATGACGGACATCATACCTACATCTCCATGGGAGATGATCCCCGGTGTGGGCATGACGAAAAAAGTTGGCAAAGGCACTAAGGTTGTTGACCTAGACCAGTTCAGAAAAACTGGCAAGGTTAATCCATACGAGAAGATGAAAACGCCCAGAGCTATGCCAGGAGATCCCGACTACATCCATCCTCTTGAAGAGTCTTTCACGCAGCGGCAAAAGCGCAGGATTGCAGAAGAGAACGAAAAAGTTCTGAAAGGCATGAATAATCAAGACCGGCTCGATAAAGTTGGCGAGAGACTTAAGTCGGTTAACCTAAAAATGCAAAAAATGAAAGATGAGAATAAATCTGCCTATGAAAAACTGCGTGAGCTACATTCAGACAACCCTGTTATGAGCAAGTACATGGACGACATTGAAGAGGTCGGCAACAATGAACCTTACGTTGGTCAGTTTCAAGTGACTTGGGGCAAAAAATTGCCAAAGGGAATCGGGCATCCCGTACCGGTACAAAACGTAACTGATCTCCAGGGACATTTAGGAAAAGAGGTCGCATCTGGCGGTGCCGACCCATTTGCTTGGATAGACAATAGATACGGTCGCACAAAAAAATTGCTTGACGACAATTACGATGAACCTCTCACGCTTTCCACACGAAGCGACTTAATCGCACACGACGATTACATCGAAAATATTAATCCTGCGAAGCACAAGATCGAGATTCATGTTCCTGGCGACCATCAGCGAGCCGCTCGTATTGTTGAAGCAGGCGCTCCAAGTTTAAGGCGTAGATTGAATGCAGCAAAGAAATTGATGGAAAAAGGTTATGACGTTACGATTGTTCACGACAAATTTTCTAACGTGAAAGATGGATGGAATGAGATCAATCCATTTAAAAACGAAATGTTCAAAGAGTACGTTGAGGCTGGCGGAAAAATTCGCGTAAATGACGCGGGCGAGATCGACGAAAAACTATTAGAGTCTCTAGGCACTAAAAAGGACTAACATGGACATATTCAAGCCAGGCAGCAAAGAGATGACCTACACGGCGGACGAGCTGGATAGGGCTTGTGAGACTTTGATGGCCGCAGAAGAGATCAAGGAAAACGACAAATTCTACAAGCTATGCCTTGAGCACATGGAAGAAAAAAAGGGTAAAATAACACGTATCCAAGACATTCGTGACGTGGCAAATCTGCCCGAAGGCACGAGCGAGAGGAAACGTCTGTGATTACGGGTGCGGCCAAGGTAGACATTCTTCGTAGGGGAGATCCCGTACAGCAGGTCAAAGAAGACCTGTCCGACCCAACCTGTATCTACATCGGGCTGACACCCAATATGTCTACCCCAGAGGGCGCTGGTAAGTGGCAAATACGTCGCTTGGAAAATAAGGACGGCGTGGTCACTACCCTGTTCGCAAACGACGCCAAGTACAACTGCGCGTGGACGCTCAGATCGAGCTATTTCCCACCATGCGAGGGTAACGAAATCGTACCCGGAGCGGTCGATACCAACGTGGTCACCACGCCCACGATCCAGTGGCTTGATTTTACCGTCCAAAACCAAGAGGAATCGCTGGCGCTTCCGCCCGGTACGAAGCGATTTCTGATCGAAAACGTAGGGACTCGGAACGTTCACCTAGCCTACACGGCAGGGGATTCCGGGGTCGCAGGAAACTACTACATCATCGGCCCATCAAACGCCCATTTCGAGGAGGAAATTGGTTCACCACCTACGATCTATGCTCGCGTAAATGCTGCAATTGTTGGCACGCAGCGCCTCATTGTACTATCATGGGCCTAAACATCTTTTTTGCCTAGCCGATATTTCCCTTACCCAAAACATACAATGAGGAAAGGGGTGAAAAATGGGTGTAACTAATCGTCTACTTTTTGATCCAACAGATGCTGATTCCATAGCAGCGTCGAGTACCGTTGGTGCTCACATACTTTCCGGTGCTGACGGAAGTCAGATCGGCCATGAAACTCTCAACAGCTTGGATTGGCTTCGTGTAGCCGGTCCTATCATCGATAGTGCTGGAAACGAAGTTGGCGTTACAGGTGGCGCTCTTGACGTAAACCTAGCGTCTGGCTCTCTTTCGACTGCATACGCCTATGCAGAGGATTCAGCTTTCACCGAAGCTGATGAAGGTGTTCATAACCTAACGGTACGTCAGGACACTCTGGCCACTTCTACGTCTGCCGATGGCGATTACGCCTCTATGAAATCTGATAGCCTTGGTCGTATCTACATGACAGACGACCTAGTGCTTTCTGAATTGCAAGGCGGCATTGATGTAACCGTTCAAAATACAGAGATCGCTGTTACCCAAGGGACTGATTCACCTTGGGCAGTTGAGGCGACTGATTTAGATATCAGGGATCTCGATTCAGCAAGCGACAGTGTAGCGGCTTGGTTGAGCGATGGTAGCGGAAACGCGATTGGCTCAACTGCTGGCGCTCTTGACGTAAACATCGCATCTGGTGACGTTGACGACGACCTGGCCGACACGGCAATCGAAAACACCGCGACTGCTGTCTCTACTTCTGCTGTCAACGTGGTTTCTTCTGCTTTGGCTAATCGTAAATGGTTGTACCTAGCAAACGAGGGCAATAAAAGCCTATACTTTGGTAAAACAGGTGTAACGACTGCCAACGGTTTCCCATTGCATCCTGGTATGCAGCTTGAAACTCGTATCGGAGCAAGCGTCACTCCACAGATTATCGGTGGAAGTGGTGCGAGTGCCGAAGACTTGCGAGTTATGGAACTTAGCTAAAGAAAAGGGGAGTAGTGTTCATGGAAAAACAAGACCAGGGGACTACTCCCCAACTTACGTTTACAGAACAAGAGCATAAAGACCTGATCGGCTTTTTGAACATGATGAACAAAGGCCGATTTGACTTTAACCTGAAAGAAGCTCACGAGGCGGCAAATCTTCACGTTCGGGTTGTGAACCTAGCGAAAAAGGTTGAGTCGCACATTTTGGAAATTCGTCGAGTAACCAAGGCTAAGGGTGAGTAATGAGTTTTGGCGGTGGTGACAGGTTTGACGTTCTTAATGGCGATGCCGTATACGATGAAATAACCGTTGGAACTACCGCAGTAGAGGTAAAAGTTGGTGGATCTCCACTAGCAGAGCGTCGAATGGTTCACATTACGCCAAAGGATAACCAAGTCTTTTGGGGATACGATTCAAGCGTAACGACTTCTACCGGGACAAGGGTATGGAAAGATCAAACAGTTTTCCTTCCTGTAGGTCCAGATATTTCTATCTATCTCATCGCTAACGGCGCGGGTAAAGGCGTGAGCATCGCGGAGCTGGCATGAGTAAGATTAGCAAAACTCCGGTCGCTGCCGGGATTCCATTTGAAGGATCGACTTTCGATTCCGATAATGTGCAAGACGGTATCATTGAGGCAAAAAATGACGCTATAAATCTGCCAAGGTTTCCCGTTACAGCGACCCATAACGCTACTTTGTCAGACGGTCAACTCGTAGGGGTTTCAAACCTGGTCAACGTACCCCTTGTGATACCTGTGAAGTCAAAAGTAGCAGAAATAACTTTCTATCAGGATGGCGGCGCTACAAGGGATGGTCAATACCGTTTTTATAGGAATGCTGAAACAGCTCCCAATTTGTTTTTCACTTGGACACTAAATAACACTACCGAGGCAGTGGCATCATCTACTGCTGTTGGCGGGTCCGACTTTACAAGCCCTACTTTCAACGCTGGTGACGACTTAAGAATTTACTATGACGACACTGGTTCAAATCATAGAGATGTTGCAATACTGATATTTTTGCAGGCGGTAGAATGAGTTATACAAGGTATATTCACAACGTATCGGGAAGCACTAAGACCTATCGAGGCGTGCCGATTGCCGACAATGCCTTTTATGAAATTGAGCCTGCTAACCTCACCTGGTATCAAAGCAGCGATGCGATAGCAGAAGACTTGGCTAGTGGTGACCTTAGAATGTCGGCGGATGGATCGACTGATTACGCAACTACGCCAGCAAAAAACATCGCGTTTCTGCTTGGATTCTATGGCATAGACCCAAATACCGGATCTCCTACGGTATCGACAAGAAAACTCCCGCCAAACTGGTATATGCAATATAGAGAGATAGCGTTTGAAACTGCTACTCTCAACAGTGTTCACGATAAAGACAAAGAGAGAAATGACCTCGGCGATACTACCATCAAATACTATGACAATTCATTTGTGGAGTTAACATCTCCTAACCAAACAACGCTCGATAGCGACTGCGCTGTAACTGTTGTGAAGTTTCAGCCTAGCACTCAATGGGGAGTTAGAGCCGTTTTGCTAGGTCACAAAGAAGAGACAGCTAACCATATATACGTGAACGCAGATGTGAACATCCTAGTAGCGCCCTCTACTTACGTAAAGTTGCCTCAAGCCAATGGCGGTTTGGATTTGTATTTTGTTGGTCCCTACCAGCACAAGGGGGTGAAAGACGAAAACTTTGTATTTTTCACTTCCAATGACTTTATCGAGTTTCACATAGACCACGGCATCGGGGTAAAGCATGAAATTCAATGCATCATGGATATTGCTTTGCCTATTAGTTAGAGAGGCCAAGAAAGAAATAGCGATAGGTCGCTATGTAGATATTATCATTACGGAGGATTTTTGGATGGGGAATATCGTACCATACATCAGAGCAGAGACTCTGACAGAAGAGGATAAGGCGTATCTGCGTACGCAGACACTTTCGACAAAAGCTACTCAGTACATTGAGGAATCTCAGCCGTTCACGGTTACATACCTCGACGCTGACAATTGGGACGCCAACACGTTGACCCACACGTACGATGTCGGTGCGTTGCTAGGCGTAACGGAAGCTACTCAGTACAACTGGACCTTTCACGACGCAGACGACAATTATAAACGAAAAGGCGGTGAGATTGAAGTGCTGTCGGACACGACTGTTCGCGTCAGTTTTGAGATCGAGCCTGGAGCATCTACTTACCAGCTATTGGGAGCACGACAATGAGACTCGTATTTAAACTTTTGTTCTTGATGCTCACGGTATCGGGAATTGTGTACGCACAGCAGCATATTGGTGGACAGCTTAATGAAGCTGCTCTTGAAAACAGAACAGGAGATCCATCCAGCGGAAACATCGAAGGCCGCATTTATTTTGACACGGACGACGATGTAGTAAAAGTGTACGACGGTGCTTCTTACCTAGAGCTTGGAGACACCACAGGGTTTGGTTCTGGTGATGTTGTTGGACCAGCGAGTGCCACTGACGAAGCTATTGCTTTGTATAACGGTACGACTGGCAAGGCTATCAAAAACAGTAGCCTCACCGTTTCAGGTGACATTCTCTCCGGTCTTGGTACGGCTTCTGGATCAACTGATGCTACCAATAAAGCATACGTGGACGCCGCAGACGCATTGAAAGTCACGGGCCTTGGCAGCGCCACCGACAACGCTCTGGTAAAATTTGATGGCACCGATGGGAAGACCATCCAGCAAGTTGGTTTTAGTGAAGACGCCGGGGGAACTCTTGTAGGGTCCAAATCTGTTAGTCAAGATGGTTATCTTTTTGGAGCGCAAAACCCAGGTCTTGGTGGTCAAATAGCATTTTTTCATAACACAGCGGCTACAGGTGCAGGTGTTGTGGGATCAACTATGGCATCTGGGTTTGATGGGATTAACGTCGGAGGAGCGGGTGTATTTGGGATTGCCGGTACTTCTGCAACTGGTCTTGATGTTAATGAGGTAGCGGCTGTCCAGGCTTGGGCATTTAACGGTTTAGGTACTTCTCAGGCAACAGGGCTCTACGCACAGTCTGATGAGGGTTACCCGATTGTGGCAGCTCATGGTAGCGCTGTTAATACAAGACCTGCGCTACTCTTGAGAAACCTTAGCTCTCGCGCTAACACGTTACCTATGCTGCAAATACTCGACGGGGGGACACAAAACCAAGCTCTTACTATCAATAGCCGTGGTGACATTTCCAGTATTGATGATGACACAAACAACACCGCGAAAACTATGCAAGTTACACTTAAATCTGGAGATAGAACTGTTGGGAACGCTCGCAGTGGAGATGTGACGATTGAAACAGGAACGTCGGCAGTATCTACTCGTGGTGACGTTTACTTATCCGGTAACGATGTTTTCCTTCAAGCCGATACAGATACACCTGTAGCGGGACAGGTGTTAACAGCTAAGAGCGCTTCGGGAGATATCGAATGGTCTGTTTTACAGATGGCTGTAGAGTCTTCTGCACCGACCTGCGGAGCAAGCGAACGTGGGCAAATGGTGTATGCTGATTCTGATAACGTACCATGCCACTGTGATGGCGGTGGGACATGGAAAAAGTTTAGCGACAATACAGCGTGTACGTTCTAAAACTCGACGATCAAAAAGGTAGGCGAGCTATAGCCCATGATTTTTGTTTGGACGACTAGTAGCAACCCAGGCAGTGCCTTGATCCGGTGGGGTCGAGGCACTGACTGCTCTCACTTTGCTGTGGTATTCAACAAATTGGTTTGCGGCGTAGACCAGGGCTGTTGGCTAGTTGGCGAGAGTCGTTTTTCTGAGGGTGTTGATTTAGATTGGTGGCATCAGTTCAAACAGCGCAATCGCGTGGTCCACGCCCTCGAGTATTTGCCCATAGAAAAATCGATGGACGAACGCGAGGCATATTGTGCTTTCGGCAAAAAAATGATGGGTCGTCAGTACGACAAAAAGGCCGTACTATGGTTAGCTTTTGATAGCTTACTACGAAAGCTAAGAATTCGCAATCCTTATTCCGAGAACAAGTGGGGCGACAACCAGGACGTATATTGCCAAGAAGTCATCGAGGCGTTCCGTGACACGTTTCGCCGTGATGGCCTCAAATTGACCTACAGCGACGTGGAAATGCTCGACCCACACATGGCCTATGAAATGCTTGTTAAAGAGCCTCAGTGGCGTAAAATAGACCTATAGCACTAAGGAGAAGATGATGGGGCGAATAGTACCATATATCAGGACAGAGGCCGTCAACGGCAACACTGTCACAATCACGGAAGACGAACGGGAGTACCTGGGGCAGCGCATTGGCAAAAGCCCCAAGATCTCCCAGATGCTTCTTTTGGGTAAACTCGTCAATGACCCTCGGGAATTGGCCCAGAAATTAGACGCCGACGCCCCGGATACCGGAGGGGATTCCGACTACGAGGCGTCCGTCATCGACGATTGAACGTCAGACATGATTTTGAGCACGTCAGCAGCATAGGCCCGACCCACACTGGTGTTGGGCCTTCCTGTATTATAGGAGCTCAGAACGGCCCTTACGTCTGTATAGCGGGAAAATAAATGCTTAACGTGTAGGCAGCCATACCGCAAGTTAGTCTGCACGTCGCAGAGTTGGGGAATGTCGCCCGTAAATCCGCGCTCACGGGCAACAGTCCCCATGATTTGCATAAGCCCCCAGGAGCACTGCTGGGCAATTCTCTCGGTCTTAGACGTGACCCGTACACGTCGAGCCCACTCGATTGGGTGTAACCACCAACGCCAACCCGGCTCAAACCGCATCGCCCAGGGGTCCATCGAGGACTCTTTCATGCAAATCGCATAAATCAGGGCTGGGTTAAAACCATGCTCCTGAGCTGCTTGTTTGACTTCCTTGCGGTATTTCATTTCTTACCCTTAGGGAATTTCACCGAAGCCCCCCAGTCGAGCAGCCAGAGAAATGACTTCATGGCCGGATGGGCCTGCACACGCTCCCACCACTGGTTATCAATCTTGGTTTCGGTCTTATCAACGATGGCCTGTATTGTAGCAAAAAGCGGTTTGTTGATGGCACGCAAAAGACCGACGATCGTGATGAACGTGGCAAACGTAGGGTTGGCGGCAAGCAAGCTGACGACTAGCTCGGTAATCATGGTGTCCCCTTTACTGACCGGATGCTTTTTTCAGCTCCCGAATAGAATTGTGGGCCGCGTCCACGTCTTTTTTCAGCGTGATTTGGTTGCGGTCCAAAATAACGATACTGCGGTTCGTTTCGGCAAGTGTCTTGTCGAGCTTTAGCAGGCTTTGGAGCTGGCCCTTAATGAAGGCTATGTCACGTATCGTTACAAAGTATGCGGTGCAAAGGGAGAGGAGGGAGCCACCGAGGAAGCCCCCGATGGCCCAGAGGAGTTTAATCTGTAATTGCGTCAATTCCATCGATGATGGACTCCAAGGCGACGACCTCAAGGGGAGACAGGCCGACATCAGATATTTCTTTTGCTCGGATCTTTCTCTTCTCTACTTTAACAGGGTGGGCCAAAAAATCTTTATTCGCCTTTTCCCACGCCTCTTTCTTGTCTTCTGGTATTGGGCTATTGGATAGGACTTCTTTGTAAACATCATGGCTTTTTGCCAATTTCTCAAACGTACGTTTTGCCTCTCGATGTTTTTGTTCCAGCAAGTCACCGATGCGACCGATGTGGTATGCGGTTTTGAAATCTTTGATTTCCGCGTTCAGGATTTTGTTGAGCCCCGTGCGGAACTGAGGCTTGCTGAGTGTCTCGTGGGTAACTTCAAATGACATGGCTTATCTCCCTGTGGGTTCTCTCTCAAATCGGATAGGTAACTGATAACGGTTTCCCAATTTTCCGGGCAGGTGACAATTGCCACTCCCCCGTTGCGTTCGATGCAATGTAGCTTATATAGTTGGAGTTTTTCAATACGACTACGACGGGTAGCCTTAAGCTCAAGACTAACAAACCGTCCGCTGATACAGAGGCAATAATCGGCATCCCCACGCATGGACTTTTGTTGGACTGCAAAGAAGTAGATACCGAGGTCTTTAAGGTCACGAAGCACCTTCATCCTGAACAGTGTTTCTGGTTTTAGCCCCAAAGATTCTGTCCCAGCCTTCCCTGTATTTTTCGCTTTGTGGTGACGTTGCTATTTCCCAGGGTGCCAAGCGATCGTTTATTCTGTCAAGCCTTCGCTTAGGGCGAGCACGTTGCTCGCTGGCAAGATTTTTCTCGAAGTTCTGAAACTTCTTGTATAGATCCATAACGCTCTCCCTCCATCGTGCCAGTTGGCTGCCATGGCCTATAGGCAATATAATCGTTGCTTAATAATACTTGTTTACCTGTGAACTTGCTCATCTTTGCTGTACGTATGGGCTCGTCGCCACACCCACATAGCATTATAACTGTTAACACGCCTGGACATAAGGTGCGCCACCACCAAGTCCCATAATGTTTCTTCACGGCCACTCCACCCTCCCTTCAAATTGTTCGGCTATCAGGCCGATTAGGTACAAGCTGCAAGCCATGACGATGACCCAAGCGATAATCATGGCCCACGGCTTCGACTCTTTTGGTATTCGGATTCCGAAGTTGGTGTACTTGTCTTTCTTCATTCCCTACTCAAATCTTCGTATTGCATGTCGTGAAACTTACTATCCCATCTCAGTCTTTTTATACTCCAATACCTTTCGCACTTTGGGCAGTAAAAGTTGACCAGCTTACCTTCGCAGTATTCGCATATTTCAGGCCCGATCTTCATCCAGTATTTTTCTTGATCGTTCATTAGTCACCACCCTCTGAATGATCTTCCTCATAGTATATTTCGATGTACTCACTTGCCCAGCGTTCAGCCTCTTTCCATTTCTCATCGTCGCTCATTGCTTCCCACTCACCTGGTGCATAGTTTAAATCCTTCACCGGATCAAACCACCCGCTTTCCTTGGTTGAGTGAATGTTAGCTCCGCTGTTCACACAAAATTGAACCCTCATAAATCACCTGATTCGTTTTTGTAGAGACCGTATCTCGGCTTTCCATTGGTCGCTGTGTTTATTGACGTATCTTGAAAAGGCGAACGAGATAACCGACAACCCCGAAAAAATCCTCAACCCAGTTCATGACAACTACTCCCCCCAAGAAACATAGCAAGGGGGCATATCGGGGAACCTCAGTTGTCGCGCTCAACCAATCGATCAATTTAAAGTCCTCTATTTTGAACTTGTGTTAACGACAGCGCATCGGCACTTCACACAACGATACACGTCATCATGAGAATCCCACTCAATAGTTTGTTCTCCATAGAACAGTCTATGTAAAATCCAATGCCGCCAATTTCCGGTATTCAAGTTCAGCACCTCCTGTATTTTGAAAATCTCTATTCCGTACCCGCAAAGTAAAACGGCGGATTCTTTCCCAAACCCAATTGACGATCAAGCTCTTCGCGAAATGTCCCAAGGTACTTTCCATCCTCATCGCAGAACTTCAAAACATCCAATCTGTCATCCGAAACACATTGCGGCTTGTCGTAGTCTTCAGCTTCATAACCGATCATTTCCCGCAACACCGACCAAGCTCCCGCTTCGTCTTTAGACGCAATCCAATCGTGGGGGTTGTCGCCAAAACAAAATATTTTAATAGTCTCATCCAAGGTTCAGACCCTCCCGGTTATTGAACCTCTACCTGATCGTGAACGCTGTTCGTCAGCTTTGCGCAACAACTCTGAAGTCCATAAAGCAGCAACCTCTTTCAGTTGTTCGTCAGATAAATCACCAACAGGGATTGAAGGCGGACCATCTTTCCGACTATATACTTCCTTTGATTCCAAAATAATAAAGTTTGGAACCGAAGGAATCTTAATCTCAAGCTCTTTAACAATCTTCATAATTCACCTGTATATTCGCAAACCGACCTGAATGCGGTTTTCCTACCGCCCTATCGTTATACTTGCATTTAGTTTCTGGGCAGAATGCCACCCGATTCACAATCTCTAACCTTCGTTCACAAACCGGGCAGCGAGTTTGCATGTCATGATCGTCATTTAACATCTATTAAAGCTGGCTCCTTGGCAGACTCGACGACATCCAAGTCTTCAATGATTTTTTTTGTATGCCTATCCACTGTATGCGGAAAACATTTGTCACTTGCCAGCGCTAAACAGATCTTGTTTTCACACCCATCGACAGGACAATCCGGCCATTCCCGATCAGTGTCGAGTGTCGCTTGCCAGGTTACGGCGTAAGCCGCTAATTGTCTTTTGTTGTGTACTTGTGCCATGCCCATATTCGTTATACGAAATAATCTTTAATAGCTTCAGCACTTGATGACGCCAACTTCTCTAAGAACTCAACATCATCCATGCTTGTGACCTGCACATTACCGTATCTCAGAGCGACTATTCGTGGATGCACAACCAGAAATGTGATAGTTCTTCCTTCGTAGTCTTCTGGCCAGTCTTCTCCCATGTCTTCGAAGCCATACTTCTCAACACTCGCGCGGATGCCTTCTAGACTCCCATAAGAGCCATGGACGCCACTAGTCCCAAACATTATGAAATTCAGATCATTCGCTTCACCATCCGGAAAGATCTCTCGAAGAGATTCGACACCGATAATCGTGGCTGTCCAGCCATCATTGCGGTAGTCATGTGTGGGTTCTATTGCGCTGAAAACTGAGTAGTGCAAAAAAGGAGGATCATAGCGATCCTTTCTTACAGGCTTCCATCTCTCAACTTCCTGATTCATGCTTCCCTTTCTCGACCATCGGCAAATCACCCTGGTCTCCTGCAATTGAGCCTTCCCTCGTTTATCAAACACATAGATCGCAACCGCGACCTATGCCGTCTATATACGACGTCGAAAAATTCACCACTAAAATCCTAATTAATTTGGATGTTTGCTGAAAAATATCAAGCAGCACGAGGATTTCCCCGAATAGTCTTACGTAGCCAAGAGAGGCTCTTCTCGCAGCTTAAAAAAAAGGGGGTTCCACATGTCGCCTGCAAGTTATCGTAGTGCTCTTTAGCCAGGTCGGACTTTAGCTGCGCGAGTTGCTCGGCGTGAGTCTTTTTCAGATCAGAAATCTCGGCATCCTTAACGATGACTTTCTTCTCCGCATCGAGCATAGCTTTGGCAATTCTTTGCTCAGCTTCCAGCTTCATCATCGTTTTCAGCTCAACTTGATCGATCTCAGCACGTTTCTTAATGTCTTCCATGGCGCGTTCTTTATCCTCTATGAACTGCGCCTCCAACCGTGCCTTATCTTCTTTCCACTCTTTTTCCGCCCGCGCAAAATTCGCTTCCTTTTCTTGCAGGTCTAGCTTGAACTGGTGTTTTACTTCAGCCAGTACAGCATCTTGCTCACGCTTTTTGTTGCCGAGATCGAGCTGCTGGTTTTTCAGCTCAATTTCCATCTCTCGTTTCTGACCCTGGATTTCAATGATTTGCATCTCCAGGCCCTTCAATCTTTTTCTCTTATCTGCGTCAAAACCGAACATATATTATCCTTTCAATTTATGGGTTCTCAAAACGGTGGTTTCTCACTCGCGCCAGACTGAGCGTTCGGGTTTCCACCCAGGTACTGAACCGTGTTAGCACGTACCTTCGTAGACTCTTTCTCCACGCCGTCTTTCTCATACTTCTCTTTACGCAAGCTACCCTCGACGTAAACCTGTCGGCCCTTGTCGAGATACTTGCACGCATTTTCGGCCTGCGCCCCCCACACGTCGACGTAGTGCCAAGTCGTTTCCTCGCAAGGCTCGCCGTCCTTTGATTTCCACTTTTCTGTGGTCGCGATGTTGAGAGTTGTGACCGGGGTTTGACCGGCGTGGCGCAGCTCAGGTTTTGAGCCGAGGTTACCGACGAGGATGATCTTGTTTACAGATGCCATGATATTCTCCAAAACCAATTTAATTGATTTTGAATGAATATAAATTTATGCGCGTTTGGTCAATAGGCGTTGTGCCGTAGATTTGCTGATGCCAGTTTCACGAGCGATATCGCGATAGGTATACCCGGCTCGACGCAGCTCTAGGATACGCGACACGTCGTCACACCCGTACTGTGGGGGCGCACCGAAACGCACACCTCGCTCACGAGCGGCTGCGATACCCGCCCTGGTGCGATCGAGAATATTATTACGCTCTAACTGAGCGACCTCGCCGAACATGGCGATCATGCCCATACGAAACGGCGAGCCGTGGGAAAAATGAGGCTCTGCAATGGACGTAAATTTTACGCCCAGCTCGTCGAGGCGGTGAATCAGCTTTACGGCCTCGGCGGCCCCGCCGCGAGTCAGGCGGTCCAACTTGTAAACGATTACCTCTGTCACCTCGCCCGACCGGCAAGCGTCCAAAAGCAGTGCGACACCGGGGCGGTCACGTCTGGCACCTGACATGCCGTGGTCCTCGTAGACGGTGTAGGGCTGGCCGGGGCGCTCACGCTGTAGGTAGCGGTCGATTTCGGCGGCTTGGGCTTGACTGGATTGATCTTCTGTGGAAACGCGGCGGTAGATGGCTAACATAGGGCCTCCTCTCACCCTATTTTATACCATCAAATGCAATCAATAGCAATCAATTTATGGGACAAGAAAAGCCCGCAACCTCAACAGGATACGGGCCGAAGGAAAAAGGATGGTCACGTTTCCGCGACAGATTCACTTTTCTTGGGGCGGCCACGGCGCTTCGGCGGCGGCTCGCCTGCAAACTCGTACTGGGCAGCGTGGTTACTAACCTTAAGCGTCGTGTCGGTCAGCGACACCACGCCGTAGTAGGTCTTATGTCTTTTCGTATCGATTGCGTTCATCAACGCCACGATTTGGCTCGCCAGATTATCAGACTCAGATTTTAGCTTTACGGCCTCGTGCTCTTTCACGCTAAAATCGTCGTACTTAGCCTTCCACTCGCGCACCTTCATCTCTAGCTCTTGGATTTTAATTTCGTCCGACAATTTTCGTCACCTCTTGTATGTGTTTACACCGCCTGCATTCGCCATAGGTAACCCCGGACCAAATGCGCTTTAAAACAAAATCATGCTTGCCGTAGCAAAGCCAACACCAAAGACGCCTCATGATTTTTGGGACGACTTGCACTGTTCATACCACGCTAACAGTTTTTTGAAATCCTCCTCAACCAAATCAGCAACTTTCTTGTCGCCAACCTCCTTCAACAAATCGACCTCATCAATACCGAAAACGGCAAACGCCTGTACCACCTGAGTCCAACGCATTTCATTACTCGGCTCGTCGGGCACCTCAGTCTTAACCGTCTCACTCGTAAGCGATTCGTTTTCCTCGTACGTGTCACCCAAATATTCTGGAAAAGCCTTACGCAACGCCATCGCCTCGGTGCATTTTTCTAACATCGTGCGCGGCATCTTAGACCAGTTCGGCGTGTTACCCTTTGTTTCTTTCAAAAACCGACGCGCCGTAAAAGGACATCGCGTACCACCAACCAATCTGTAAATCGTAACCTTGCACGACAGATCACCATGAGAGTCGTCAAACACGGCCTCGTCGACACCGGCAAACTGACCCGTCCGAGCAGCCCTGCGACGAGCTGCGTCGATCGTTACAATGTCGACCAGCTTGCCACCTTTGCGGATAAAATTTACGTCACCAGCAAATGGATCGAGCTGCTTTGCCTTGCACACCTCACGCACCTGGGCCAGTTCTCGATCGCTCGCGTCCGGTAAATACATCGTCTTAAAAACATTGAGCTGTTCTGTATTCAAATTCATTCCATCTCCTTAAAGAAATATGCTGGCGGTTCGAGCTGTACTATCTCGTCAGGATAGCTCGGCCACTCGTTTTTTTGTTCGCATTCGGCCCAGCGGCGCAACGCCCACTGATATTTTCGCGCAGCCTCTTCGTAACCGGCGGGCTTCATCTCGTACCATGCCACGCCGTAGGGCGGACTCTTTTCGACCGCGCAAAAAACAAACGGTAGAGTGCGGCCCGTCACGTCCGCAACAATGTCGGTGTAAAAAGCCGCACTCACGCCGTACAAAAAAGGCTCGCTATACAGGCTGCGAAAAAAAGCCGAAGGGCTTGCATCCCGTGTCGTCTTGAAGTCGATAATCATATCGCCCAGCATGTCTGGCTTGCACTTTAAGAACAGACCGGTTTCTTTGTGCGTCGTCAGTGCCGACACCTCCCGGTCGTAGCTTTTAACGCGCTGCCAATACTTGCTGCGACCGACTGCGGCTTGCATTGCGAGCAGGGCCTGCTGTTCGTCCTCCGTTATAAAGGACTTGCCCTCGTTAGCCTCCATCCATTCTGCATAGTCAACCTTGCCCTGTTTCGTCCTCCGATCAAACTTAGACATGACAACATACGTATCCGCAAAAAGCTCAGGCTCTAGTATCGCCGTGTGAAACGCGGTGCCAAACTCCATCGCCGGAGTTTGCTCTATTTGCACCTGGGAGTGGGCCGGGCTTTTCAGCAGCGCCTTGATCTGCGACGACGACACGCCAGGACCAGCATGATAGTCATCGTGATCGATACGGAACAAACCCTTGCGGCCAGCCATCTCTTCTCGTGTCAGATACTCGTAGTCAAAACCCATTACTGCCCCAAGCTAATCATTTTGAGATACGTCGCCACTGGCAGGTGCCGAGCGTCAGCCTCTTTTTTTATTTTCCGATAGTCCGACATCTTGTAGGAAATCGTAACGCAGTGGTGAGTTTTTGTTTCGGCTTTCTTTTTTTTCGCCATTATGTAATATCTCCGCACGATCAAAAGGAATTAAATTGATGGCCCTACAATTACGCGATTACCAAGAAAAAGCAATAGCGGAAATCAGGCGTCATTACGCGCAGAAAAGCAGAAAGGTAATCCTACAACTCGCCACCGGAGCCGGGAAAACAGCGACGTTCTGCCGCATGTTGCAAGGCTGCCACGAACGAGGCAAATCTGCGATTATGGTCGTGCGCGGGGCCAAGCTGGTTCATCAAGCAAGCGAACGCCTAACCAGGGAAGGCGTACCGCACGGCATTTGGCAAGCCGGGAATACTACCAGAACCGACGAACGAATACACGTCGCATCGATCGACACGCTTTACACAAGAAAAATCGCACCGCCTGCTGATTTTTTGGTATTTGACGAAACGCATCTAGCAACAGGAGCAAGCTACCAATGGCTAACGAGTCACGAGAATTACAAAAAGAGTTTCTTCTTGGGGGTGTCAGCTACCCCCTATGCAGCAACGGGTTTACGCCACGTCGGCGACGAGGTTATATATCCCATTTCCATTCTCCAACTCATCGAGAAAGGATACTTAGTGGGCGCGAAGTACAGGACGCCCCACACGCCAGACCTAAAAGGCGTGAAGAAAAACGCGGGCGATTACACGTCGGCCTCCCTGATGAAACGACTCAATGAAGACGACGAACAAGAGGGACTAAAAGGTAGTCTCGTCAAGGAATGGCGCGAACAATGCCAAGGCCGACCCACGCTACTATTCGCCGTCAACATCGAACACGCAAAAGAACTCGGACACGAACTGGAATCAGCCGGAGCACGCACGGCACACATCGACGGCTCGACCCCTCACGCCGAACGCGACGAGATCATCCACCGACTCGAACAAAAAGAAATAGACGTAATCACCAGCGTCGGCGTCCTCACCACAGGCGTCGACATACCAAGCCTAGAATGCCTACTCATCTGTCGACCCACAACGTCATACAATCTGTGGATTCAAATGCTAGGCAGGGGAACACGACCCTCGCCAGGAAAAGACCACTTCCTAGTCGTCGACCTGGCAGGCAACACCAATAAGCTTGGGCCAATCGAAGCTGAACTAGTCGGCAGCGTCGAGCCCACGAAAAACCCCTCGCCTCGATCCAACATGACCATGTGCGAACAATGCTTCGCAGCATTTCCCAGGACACAACGAGAACGAAACGAAACCCACTGGCTATGCCCAGCGTGTGGGGGAGAACTCGACAAACTAGTGCGCGACCACACCGGCAGGGTAATCGAGCACGGCGAAGGCGAGCTGGCCGAGCGCGAAATAGAAATATGGGAACTCGACCTACCAGCTCTTATTGACACGGCAAAACGTCGGGGATACAAGAAAGGCTGGATAAGAATCACCATAGAGCAACGATATGGCGCGGACGCAGCAGAAAAAGCATGGCGACGTGTGCAAAGGTTACGTCGATGGCCACTGAAAGCGGCTCGTCCGCCGCGCACTCACAACTCGTCGACGGCATCCTCACCGCACTCGGCACCAGAGGAGACTGCCGCATCTGGAAAAATGCAACAGGCTCAGCTATCACACGCTCGCGAGGTGGAGAGCCTTCGCGATTTATTAAATTTGGACTGAAAGGCAGCGCGGATATCCTGGGGATAACCTGTGATGGTAAATTTCTAGCCATCGAATGTAAAACAGGAAACGCAAAACAAACAAAAGAACAACGCGCATTCATGCGGATGGTCATCACCATGTGTGGGCGCTACTGGCTTTGCCGCGACGTGGGCGACGCCATAGAAAAAATTCAAGCCCTAAACTTGAAACCAGTTGACTTCAAATTAATTTGATTGCAGCTTGTCTGCATGCCTAACTCATTTACATACTCGATTCATTTCGACGCACAACAACAAAACCCCGCACGCTTGCACAAGGGGTGGAACATCACGCACGGCACCCTCGTCGAGCACATAACGCGCTGCCCCTGGTCACCCATCGTATGGGCCGGTGGCACGCGATGCAAAAAAAACTTTCTCGGCACCAATCTCGCCGTCTTAGATGTCGACAATGATTGGCAATTAGAAGACGCCATTGACTACGTGCGCCGCATCGGGGCATGGTCCCTTATAGGAACTACAAAATCACACACGCCAGCAAACCATCGCTTCCGACTCATCATGCGCTGGCGTCGACGGATAGAGGACGTTTCCCTTTATGAACAAAACCTACAACGGTTCATTAAAACCACTCCCGCCGACCCCGCGTGCCGTGACGGCGCACGACTCTATTTCCCCTGCCGTAAAATTGTCTACCGCCAAGATGGAATCGCTCTACCCGTACTTTCGCCTCGGCCCCGGACTGCAACACAAACCGCAATACAAACCGGCACCGACAAAATCCCTCCCTGGATGGCTAACGAGCTGGCAACGGGCATACCCGAGGGGCGACGAAATCGAACAGCTTTTCGATTTGCTATTCACCTCGCCGAACGAAACGTAGCCCAAGCCGAGGCGCGCGAAATACTCGCCCCCATCGTCAGCCCTGGGTTTACCGAGTCTGAACTAAATAAAGCCGTGTGGTCAGGCTATCGCTACAAAAGAGGATAAAATGAGCGTCAACACACTCGAACCGGAACGACAGGAACGAAAATACTCACCCGCCACCCTGGCCAGGAATACGACCCTGACCATGAGCGGGCGACCGCCCAAGGGCTGGCCCCAGTGGGATCAGGAAAAATTCGTTACCGTCCGCACCGCTCGTGACGACCGACTCATCTTCGCCGAACGCCAGGGCGTGCTCCGGCCAGTCGCTACCAGTGGGGTCGAATCGGCCATCCTAAAATATTGGCACTCCAGCATCCCATTCCTAGCCGGGTGGAAACTCGACAAGGCACAAGACGTGCAAACCATCCGAGCAGCCCGCCGATGGTGGGAACTCGCCGTCGACCCAATCGACGAGTCAGCCATCAAACCCGTCGCCTTCAAGTCAGACCCCTCCACCACGTTTCACCGCTTGCCGTTCGACCCCTACTGGCACCCCGGCTGGCGACTCGAGGAAAAATGCCCACTCTTCTGCGAAATGTTCGAGCGCATCACCAACGCCGAACCCCTGGCGGCCTGGATCGGTAGCCTGTTCGACAAAAAAGCACCGCGCCAACAATACTGCTGGCTCGTCGGTCGCGGCGGCGACGGCAAAGGCACTCTCGTGCGGCGACTGGCCAGCCTGCTCGGACCCAGTTTCGCCACGGAATACCCACCCACACGAGGGGATAGGTTTTGGACCTCAGGACTGCTCGGCAAAAGACTAGTCATTTTCCCAGATATGGATAATGCCGACTTCGTTACGACGGGAATGTTTAAAAGCCTCAGCGGAGGCGACAAGGTGCGGGTCGAGTTCAAGGGCGGGGCAACGGTCAGCGTCGAGCTGCCCGTCATGTTCATGTTCGTCAGCAACAAAGTGCCCACCATATCGCTCAGCCCAGCCGACCAGCGGCGCATCATCTTGTGCGAAATCGAGCCACCCGCCAGCCTCTACGACGGCCAGTACGAGGCTGACCTCGAAAAAGAAGTACCCCTGTTTATTTCTTGGTGCCTCGACCGATACGAACAACACCGGGGCAAGCCGCAAATTGAGTGCGACACCCAGGGGGCCGAGAACGTGGCTAGACAGACGACGGCTGAGTGGGATATGATGATAGAACATCATTTTTCCCGGACTGGGAACGAAGAAGACACGGTAACAGGCGAGCAATTGGACTTTTTGTTGCTACATTACTACCGAAACAGCAAGCGCGACCGCGATGCCATGCGTGGCTACGTGCGTGACATGCTCGGACTCAAAGGCGAGGCCCCTCGTCGCTTCATTGCTGGCCGCCGTCAGCGATGCTACCCCGGGCTTTTCAATCGAGGCAAGCCCCCTCTCACCTGAAAATACTATAGAGGCCCGGCATTGGACGGGACTTGGACGGCACTTGGACGGCTCGAAAGGGTTGGCGTTCTAAGTGGACACGTCTGGACGGCTTTTCCGGGGGTGTCACCAGTTATATATTATATATTATATATTACTCTTACTACTAAATAAGCTGTCCAAAGCTGTCCAGTTAGAGTATCAAGGGTTTCAAGCCGTCCAAATTCCGTCCCTTTGGCGTCCTCTGCCGTCCATTTAGATAACCAGCCAATAATACAAGAAAATTGAGTGCGATACCCCACCCCCTATGACGAATTGACGCAAAAAGAAGCAAAATCTCACGGATTCTATGACGAAAATTGAGTGCGATACCCTACCCCCCTAGCACGCATGAGCACGGACCCACATTAGGTCAAGGACCCTATGTAGGTAATCTGACAGGTGTAAAATGCCTAGACGGTGTATGCATGGCTGACAGGTGCCTAGAATCCCGACACCCATCACAAATCTACCACGTGTCTAATAATTAGTCAACCATAGAATAAACAACCACTTATACCTTGTTATATGGGCGGCGCGTCGTGGCTGGTAGCTGAGGGGCCAGGGATCGCGCTGAGGGGGCCAAATCGCGACGCTGGGGGCCGCGAATGGGAAATAGGTAGTCAGGTATGGCTGGGATGTAAAGGGGCTCAGAATTGAAATTAGGCAGGGTGTCAAAGAAATCGATACAGGTGTCAAATCCTTAGACATGCCAAAAATCCGTAAGTACCTGATATTTCTCGAGATTTTGCGTGCCAAAGTTGGTATGGCACCTGCAATAACTCAGGCAACCCCAATGACGGGGCCACACACGGAGTCGAAAATGAAAATGTTTGAAGTCATCAGGCACTTAGATAGAGGTTATACAGTCGGTGTGCAATTCCCGAATCTGGATCAAGACGCCGATATTATTCAGTCTTTAGAGGAATTAGAAGAATTCCTGGATATGTATAAAGGCGAAACACTTGAATTTTACCCCATTTAAAACACGGAGTTACCAAATGTTTATAACAATGATTTTCGCAGTTTGCATCTGGGCCGTATCTACGGCCTTCACCAGCTACGCAGCTCTAACGCTCATATCAGCAGCGAGGGGGCTCTAAATGAAAATGCTATTAGTTTCATACCTACCCAAAGATGCCGAGAAAATGGAAACCCTGTTAAAACAACTTCAGCCTAAAACATCTTATACACTCAGCCTTGGCACGTTCGGACTTGATCCCTGCATTTGGGTCATATTCCCTATGGCCAATCGCGCCAGCGAAGCCGCAGCAGCTTGGGAAACCACGCGCAATCTGCAAAAACAATTGGCGGCCCTAATGTCAGATGCTGACATTGCGTTTTTCGCT